CAGCTGCTCCGATTGTTCTGAAAATCAATTCAGCCTGTAAAAACCAAGGTATATTTGACATCACGGGCAATAATTGAGCCGGGCCCGCACCAAGAGCAACCCCGCCTGTCCCATATTTGGGTGTGATAAGCATTGTACACGTCGCTACGCTCATAGTAATTATTCCGCCTGCACGCACGCAATATATTTTCCCTGCCTTTGGGTCATTAGCAAATATCGGTGTCCAGACCGCTGCAGGCCATAAAGGAGCAATGGTTGTCGTTGTATAAGCTGATGGAGCCGTAACTGGCGGATCGATATAAGGCCCATCTTGAAATAGTTGTCGTCCCATTGTTAAGCTCCTTGCATTGGACTTGTTCTTGTGAATGAAGATATACTTACCGTTGCTCCAGTTTGGATCGCAACAGAATTCAGAATAATATTTGAAGTTGCCAGCCCCACAGAGACATCTTCCAATACTGTCGTATGGTCTGATTTATAGATTCTTGCCCACGTCGCTGTCTTTGTTGCAACGGCAGTTCCAGATGTAATGGCATTGGCCGTTGCTATCCGCCCTACAGTGGCAGCGAAGGCTGTCGCATTGAACCGAAGAGAAGCGATCAATACATTCGCTCCCACAGATGTTTCGGGTGTTGCGGGTTGTCCTCCATCGGTACTGTCATAAATATCTATCCACCCCGAATTAAACAATGCCGACGTGCCATCTAATTTGGCGGCATCGAGCGTAAGGGACGTTCTTGTATTAACAGCCATTAGTTTTCCTCCTCAATAGTTGCTTTGCCATTTTTATCTCGTGTGAAACTAAACTTACTTGCTCTCTTTGGGATATGAACATCTACATTCACCGGAGGTGACTCTATCGTCTGCTTAAACTCAGATTTTGGAACATTGACCGTCACAGATGGAGATGTCACATTCACTGGACTTGGATCGATGTGAACATTAACCGGCGGGGTTGTTACATTGATTGTCGGCTGTTGTTTGCTCATCATGTCTTGAATATATCCGATTTGAGAACTTAATTCAGCGAATTCTTGTGCTTGTTGTTCAGACTTCTTAGCATTCTCTTCGGATTTTTTATCTAAAGGATTGTCAGGCGTTAATTGCAATGCCTGTTTCTTCGTTATCTTATAAAAAAACTTTTCGGATAATTCGGTTTCATCAAAATTATATCCAGCATCAGAGAGATTTTTGACTATCTCGGACTCCATCTTCAGATCTGCAGGGTCTTCCAAATCAGGTCTTAACTTAGGATAACCATCAACGTTTGCAAAGTTGAAATCAACCAGCCATTTGATTGCACTCGCGTTCCAAGTCGCAGCCAATCCCTCAGCTCTAAATACATCTCTTGAAGTCTGTGCACCTTGATGAACCTGACCCAAAGCCCTCGATCCTTTACCATCGCCAGAACTGCCTTCAGTCGTCAAAGTCTGACCATTAACACACTTGGACATTTCATCATTACACATTCTAATAAAGGTATGATAAGCCTCTGCATTGTTTATTGCATTCTTTGCTTCCGCCCACAGGAGCGTAAAATTTGCCGGGAGTCTTCCATAAGCACCATTGCGAATCATTTTCGCAATTTCTAAAGCCTCAGCCTTTAATGCTTCATTGGCTCCGGTAGGATGTTGAACTATCGGAATACTCGAAGCTCCTACTTGAAGATGCTGCATATAGAACTTTATAACCGTCTTTTTGAACAACCACATCCAGTATAGACTTTGATCTAAAGCATCACCAAAAGGATTGTCCCACTGACCTGAACACCTGTGAACGATGAACTTTTTATCCGGCAAAGAAAGTCCATAGTAAGGCTCCTCCATCGTCCTGATTCTAAGACTTCGATCAACAGCATCAAATTGAAAACGTCTTTGAGGTCTGTTAAGAATCTCTTTGATGAATATTCCATCATCTTCAATAGTCCAAATGATTTCAGAGACTGAGAAGCCCATCCCAATTGCGCCCAAAAGATTGTAATGATGCTGTGGTAAGTACCCAATCCGGTCCAAAGCCCTCTCAACAAACTGCGCTATTTCAACATTACGTGCAGAGGCTTTCTTTTCCTTTTGTCCGACATAAGGCTCAACATTCCATTTCATTCCAGCAACGTTAAGCTTTGCTGAACTCAGGATTGAGTATATATGCGGATCTCTTTCGACTTCAGCATACAAATCATAGAAAGCCAGCTCTTGATAGGTCTGCCATCTCTGGACTCTATCCTGATTCATGTAAATGGCTTTTTGACCCGTCTGGAATCCTTGACCGGCTATGACCCCTACATACTGCCGGATATAGTCAGAGACAATGGAGGCTGTCTCGTTCTGCATAATACTTACGAGTTCGCTGTATTCCGGAAGGGCTGTAATCTGGTTACTGGATGATTTTCGTTTCGCCATTGTCGTATAAATAAAAAAGCGTATCAATACAATGAATGTATCAATACGCTCAAAAGGTCTTTGCCGCGTTTAGTGAATTATTTTACAGCCGCTAAATCTTTTCCTCCAAATGTCTGACTGCTTTTCAATTCTACGATTTCTCCATTTACAATTTTCATTGAAACATCACCGAATCCATCTGCCTGTCGTTTGCGAAGCTCTCGAAGTAACAGCCATTCAAACTGGCTTATCTTGGCATCAATGGAATACGAGACTTCCATTACCATCCCTCCGCAATGCTGATTGCTTCCATCTCTTCCATGTGAACTTTTCGAGCATCAGATAATGTCATCAATGGATTAAGATTAGCCCAACGACTACGTACCGCATATTCAACAGCTCTTGGAGCATGTGAGAAATCATGTGCAGGTTCTTCGGGCACAACCGACCCATCTCGTTTTTGTTTCCATTTATAGTTTTCAAAGTCTTTAATAACGTTTGTCGACCGTGCAGTAATATGAATCTTGAAAGCCTGTAAAGCTTCAACACCAAATATCACGCTTCCTTTTGGTTTCTCAACTGCGTGTATATTCCATCCTGAATTAAATATTACTTGGATGCTCTCAGGGTCTTCAGAATCTCCCCATATTTCTGTACCGTGGTCCTCAATCAATGACGGCAACATTCGGATAAAATCTTCTCGAATCAACTTCCGTTCATATAAAGTTTCATCCAAATAAATATGATTCCCTATTCGCCCACATTTGACCAAAGCCTTCGGGTCTGTAAATCCAAAGTCTAAGCCATAGAGAACTTCACGGCATTCTGGGAAGTCCGGTACAACATCCCAATTCTCATAGACCAATCCTTCAAGCTTAACAGGAAGACCAAGAGCAATCTTATCATATTTCTTTGGATCTTCGAGCTTTAATCTCTTGAATCGATCAATATCTTGTTTGGATAAGAAGTCATTATCCTGGAATGTTGTGTGCAAATGATAAACATCATCACGTTTCTTGAATTGCCCGTTACCGTGAAAGAAATACTCTTCCGTCCAATTACCGAGCTTCCTGTTGAACGATAGAATGATACGCTTGATTCCCTGACCTCGAATAGTGAACAAAAGAGTTTCAAAGTCTTCAAGTGTTATCTCGGTCGCCTCTTCAATCCATACAACATCTATATTGGCAATAGACTTTATCTTTTCGGGTTCATCGAATCCCATACAAATGAATTCAGAACCATTCGCCACTCGAATTGTAAGCATCGAAGAAACAAAACTGAAGAAATCTGACAATCTCCATTTTCTCACATAGTCTTGGATTAAACGATACGATGAGTTGCGAATTGACTTTTCAACTTTACGCATTAAAAGAACGCGCTTCTTTGTTGAATAGGTAAGTGTAATCAGGAATTGGCTGATAGCATCCGACTTTCCAGAAGCGCGACCACCTTCATGGACTACCAATGGCTTACAGGTCTCCGGTTCCCTTGCAATGAAAGGAATAAAGACTTTATTCAATACTTCGTTTTTTATTTCAATCTTGGGTAATTGTTTTTCCATTGATGATTATTGTTCCAGCCTTCAATGCCTGACCATCAGTTGTGAAATCGTGTCTGTCTCTCCAGTTGTCTTTATCTCGATTCTTTAACCAAAATATCATTGATGTTGCATCAGGGGGATACTTCTCTTTGACCTTTACTATTTCAACGTGTGAACCATTGTCTCTACCATCTGATACAACAACGGCTTTTTCCACTTCACACTCGTAACCGAGAGCCCTTGCATACAATGATTTAACAACATCATTATCTGCTTGATCCTTACCGGCTTTAAGGGCTTGAAGAAAAGTAGCGTCTTTTTTCCATACATTGATTGTGTCTTCGCTTACTTCAAGAATGCTTGCAAGCTGTATATCGGTGCTACCATAGAATGCTGCAATCTTTCTAACTTTTTCCAAATCAAAAGGAATTTTCGATAGCTTCTCTGCTACCGTTGTTTTCTTTCTTCCGCTACCAGGAGATTTTCTGCCCTTCTTGCTCACAATCCACTCGCCCTTAATCTTGCCAAATAACTCGACCCATATCTAAAATTAGGATCGTCCGGCTTTATGAATTCTTTTGCTTCAATCTTCTTTGGAGTTTCTTTTGGTTTCAATGGGGGTATGACAATCTTTGGGATGGTAGCAACTACTTTTTGCTTCTTGCTGAAGAATGATTTTAACCATTGAAAGAATTGCTTTATCATTTCAATTCCTTTGAAGGTCAGCGTTTATATAATAACTAAGGATTATTTTTTCGAGTGCAGATAAAGATAGGAAAAGCTTCGCGGTGATTTCCAATTCCTTCAATATGATGGGGTGAATTGTGATAACCTTCCTCTGAGTATTTTCGGTATTAATATCAGAATATGAATTGAGAAAAGCAATAGAAAAGCCAACTTTATTTTTCAATAAGGTTGGCTTAGAATGTCAAGTTAATTTTTCTGCTGATTTTGTCTGTGAGCCTTGAGCCTCTCCTGCTCGTCTCAGGAG